AGGTCATGGTAGATCATGTTGCCGATTTAGAGAGAAAGATTAATTCATCTACTTTTAATCTTCAACAACTTAACTTTGGAAAACAAGCTTTTATTGATGCACTAAAAGCATCTTTAGAAAAGGATTCTGAAGATAAAGAATAAATGATAGGATAGATAATGTTCGAAACATACGCAGAATATGGAGCTGTAGGGGTAGTAATAATACTATTTGGTTACATGGTTTTAAATTTAATGTCTAGTCAAAAACTTCAAAACGAAGATTTAGATTTGATAAGACAAGCTAATGCAAAATTAGAAACTAAAATGAGTAACGTAGAGAGCATTGTCTTAAAAATGTTAGATAGGTGGAACAAGTCAGATGATACAAGTCAAAGACATAGAGAAGCCATTGTATCTGAACTAAATGATGTAACAGATGACCTATCATACATCAAGGGAAGGATGAATGGTAAATCATAATGATTGATACAACTAAAACAGTCGCAAATGGTATTGTTGGAGTTGGAGTCTGGTGGGTAAACTTGCCAATGACTTTGCAGATGGCTGTTTCACTTGCTACATTAGTGTATTTAGTAATTAAAATAAATAATGAGATCAGGAGAAAATAATGATTCAAAAAATGATTATGGAATATTTGTTTAACGATGATAACAAAGCAAAAATTATTGACGAACTAAACAAGAATGTTAACATACCTATTATCAATGAAGATACAGAAGAGAAAGTCATAGCTGCTATCTACAATGTATTTGAAGATGTAATGGGAAAAGTCTTAAACAAGTAATGCCTAGATTTAGTACAAGAAGTAAATCAAGGTTAAATACTTGTGATGAGAGACTAATAAAACTTTTTAAAGAAGTTGTAAAGCATTTTGATTGTACGATCATAGAGGGACATAGAGGTCAGAAAAAACAAGATGAAGCATATAATAAAGGAAATAGCAAAGTTAAATTCCCTAATGGTAAACATAATAAAAGCCCTAGTGTTGCTGTTGATGTCGCTCCCTATCCTATTGATTGGAGGGATCGTGATAGGTTTCACTACTTTGCTGGTTATGTTTTGGGAATTGCTTCCCAAATGGGAATCAAGATAAGATGGGGTGGAGACTGGGATATGGACACCCAAACCAAAGATAATAACTTTGATGATTTAGTTCACTTTGAGATTAAGGAATAATGCCTAAAAGATCAAAAACATATAGTAGATTTGAAGGTGGTCAAAATACGATTGCTAGTCCTCGTGATATAGCTGATAACGAAATGGTGTTAGCTCAAAATGTTATGGTGGATGAGCTTGGTGTTGTTAAGACTTGTGGTAAGTTTGCAGATGATGATACTAACTATCAAGACCCTAGTGTAAATGCTACTCAAGCTGGGTATGGATTATTTCAAGCTAGGTTTGATTACAATGCTAGTAATACAAATACTCCTACCTTATCTACTTTTTTTACTAATGCTGATAATGGATCAAAGTGTATTGTAAATAGGTCTGATGGTTCTGGTTCTTATGCTTCAGCTATAGATCTTGGCTCTGTTACTGGAAGCGAACAAGGTAAAGTAATATTTCATATTGCAGATGGAATAATTAGAGCTTGTGATACAAATGTTGCTAACACATCTACAAGTATTAAAAAGTATGGATTTTTTAAAACTACAGATAGATGGAGAAACTCTTCTGGTAGCAGTCAAACTCCTGGAGGGTATGCTGGTGCAACTGGATTTCAAGATTTAGATACAAAGCTAAGCAAACCTACTAGAGGTATTTGTAGTATAGGAATGAAAGGAAGTGTTTCTAGTGGTAGTGATACTCAATTAGTATCTAGCACATCTAGTTCTTTTCCTGACTCAACAAATACAGAGCTTGGGACTGGAACCTATTTAGCTGTAAACTCTTCAGACTCATCTGTTGATACTATTGCAAGCAGAACAAATACAACTACATTAGCAACTGGTGCTGGTTCAGCTACTTTTAGTTCTAGCGAATCATATGGAATATATCCAGCTGCAGGAACTGGGTTTAATTTACATTTTGCAGTATCATCTGGTGGTAGTTGGGTTGCTGGAGATTATGAGTTTGCTACTACATTTTTATATGATAACGATCAAGAGTCTTTACCTTATATACTATCTGGAGAACTTACTGTTACTGCTAATCAAAAAATTACTTGCACAGTTTTAGCAACAGAAAATCATTCTAGCACGACTTACGCTGGTAGTATAAAAGGAGGAAGAATATATTTTAGAGAGCAAGGGACAGATGGTGCTTTTATATTTTTTGGAGAAATAAGTTTTGTTAATGGGACAAAACCAACTATTGATGGAGCCTTTACAAGTTGGAGCCTTGAGTATGCAAGTGCACCTTTTGCTTTTTCTGAGTTTGTTAGCACATCTATAAATGCAGACACTTACGAATCGTTAAATGGTTACAACCAAGATGCATCTTTTATAAGTATTGGTTTAGCTGGAGAAAAGTATCAAACTAGCGTTATAAGCAATAGAAGAGCTTTTATAGCAAATGTAAGGTATACAAATGAAGAGGGCATTCTTGAAAATAGAGGCGATACTATTAGATATAGTGAAATAAATAAATTTGATACATTCCCAGAATTTAATTTTTTAGATATAGGTGTAAACGATGGAGAAGAGTTTATAAAATTAGAAT